CCCCCCCGGCAGCCAGCTCCTCCACCGCCTGGGCCGCTTCAAAGGCGCTCACCTTCAAATTGGGGTCAATGCCCAGCTCGCTCACGACATCCTTCAGCCCGGCGATCTGCTCCTCGGTTGCTCCAGAGATGGCCCCAATCGTGTCGAGTTGCGCCTCCAGGTCGGCAGCCTTGCTCACCCCATCGGCCATCGTGTCTACTGCCAGGCGCATCCCATCCTGTAGTAGCTCCAGGCTTTGGGTCGCAACCGCGGTTGAAATGCCTATGCCAATGTTGCTCAGCCCCTTTAGCGATCCATCCAGTTTTCGGCGCGCCTCGGCCAGGTCCCCATCCAACTTATCTAGGGTAGCCCTTACCGGAACTTCGGCCTCACCTAATTTGGTCATTTTTGCCCCGTCTATTTATTGCCTCAAGATCAATGTTCCGGCTCATTTCCTTGAACTCTTCACCCCGCCTGGCTAATTCCGCCTTGCTCAACCGGCGCGGCTTGCTCTTCAGCAGGCGCTTCAGGGGCGGTATCCGCTTGGCCCGGCTTAGTTTTGCCGTCACCCAGGCAGCCGTGAGCGCCGCCTGCTGCCGCCGCTCCTCTCGCCACACACTGGCCTCGATGCTCATAAATGTCTCAACTGGGGTCAGCTCCCAAAATTCAGGCGCCGAGATACCGGCGCGCAGCGCATCCCGAAGCAAGGCCCCCCAAAACCCCCCCTCTTCCTCCCCCCTCCCTCTATCCCCCTCCCTCTGGGAGGGGTTAGGGGAGGGCTGGGGGGCTGCTAGTTTGGGTCAGCATCCTCCGGCTCGCCCTCACTGCTCGCCGAGTAGCTGAGTACTGCCGTCAAGGCCTCCATGAGTATTGCCGCCACCGCAATGACACCGGCCTCATCCAGGATGGCGTAAGCCCTGTCTATTGAGACTGCAATCGGCCTTTCCCCGGCGTCACGGCGGGCCGCCTGCATCCCGGCCCGCAGCAGATGGGCGATGTCGCCAATGCCGCTCTGCCCATTTGTTAGTCCCCGGGCCACTTCAAAAACCGATTTACCCATTGCCTGTTCGGCATCGGCCAGCGCCCGGTTGGTGAATAACACCGTAATTTCTTTTTCGCCGGCCTGGATAACCCGTTCGCCTCGGGCGCCCATTAACTACCTACCGCCTGCCACTGGCCGTCAATGGTCAAAGACACGCTGATTGTAGCCGCATCCTGGTCGGGGAAAGTCTCGCTGATCGAGTCAATCTTTGCCTCGACTGTTTCGGTGACCACCCCCGACTCCTGGCGGGCTACCAAAATCAACTCTCCGTCCCGATTGGCCTGGCGCAGGGCCAGATAGGCCGCATCATCCGGTACATAGAGGGCCTCCAGCGAAATCGTTCCACTAAAGCGCCCCGGCAGAACCCGCTGGTTACGGCTCTCCTTCGAGGAGATGTCAATCGTATCCGACTCCTCTCCAATTTCGGCGTCCCGTTGCGAGCCGACCACTTCATAGGTCGGGGTCTCCGGCGTGCCCGTGTTGACTAAAAGCAGTAAATCAGTTCCGTTCATGTTAATCCTCCTGAATTTTTAAACTCAAACTAATTACCCGGCCATATGTATCCGGCTCGTCGGCCACAATCGGTCCAGTGCAATCAGAAATCAGCCAGCGAAACCCGTCAATAACTAATTCTTGCCGGTGCAGCAGCGCCCGGGCCCGTTCGGCGATAGCCTCCACCAGCACGGTACTGCCGTCCGCCGCCGCATAGCAGCGCACGTCCCGAATCAGGTCACGGCCCCGCGTCGTTTTGGTGTCAAAGGGCGCTTGAGATACTTCGCCGGCGCTGACAATGTAGGGCAGTTCCGCGTCGCCTGGCGCGGGGTCCATCGTAAAAATGGCCGGGTTGCCCTCGTACGACGATAATAATCCCACCATTGTGGCATCCCCAGCTAACTTATCGTAAATTCCATCAGTTACAACGCTCATTTGCCACTCAACAGGGCTACAATCTTGCCCGCATTTTCAAACACTGCCGGCCGCAAAAACGGCTGAGCCGGCGCGGTTTTGCTGCCCAGTTCAATGTAAAAACCATGCTTTCTACTGGCCACCCCTTTCCGGCTCTTACTCTCCGCCACCCCGATTCGGATAACCACCTCGTTCCTCCCGCGTTCCACCTGGTTCGTCAACAGCCGGGCCACCACCTTTTCCCGGTAGCCCGCCCCCCATTCCGGCTCCTTGATCGCCAGGAGCCTCGTCCGCGCCTCAGTCTCCCCAAACTTGCCGGCAATCTCCCCGTTAGCCACCAGCTCATCCATTATCGCCGCCTTCACCCTTTCCGGCGTCCAAGATTTAATCGGCATACTAGCTCCCCTCCTCCACGCTCTGCTCCAACTGTATCTCGCGGCAATCAATCTCCAGGTGCTCCCCCGCCCGTGATGGCTCCCGCACCGCCTCAACATCCACCACCAGGCTATTTAATGTCACCCGGTCGCCGCGTTTAATGTCCTCTCCGGCCACCACGTACAGCACGTGCGTGATCTCCCGGCTCTGCTGCTGCGCCTCAGCCCGCTCCCGGCTCGACGCCGGCCGCAGCCGGCCCCGTACTGTGCCGATGGAAACGTAATCAATCACCCAGCCGCCCCGGCCGTCCGGGGTCCGCCGCCGGCGCGAAACCGCAAAGTCATTATTCAGCAGCGACTCAAAAACGCTCATGGCCCCTTAATCCGGTACTTGTCTAAAATGTCCTTTTCCGACATCAATAGCATCCTGGCCGCCGAAGCGCCCATCACCCCCTCGCCGCCGCCGCCGCCCTGCTCGCTGCCGTAGGCCACCGCAAAATCGCCCAGGGATTTCGACTGCACCCCCACCACCGCCTCATCATCGGCTGCTCGCAGCCCGGCCTGAAAACCCCGCGCCGCCGCCCGCGTGGCTATCGCAATAATATCATCCGGCAGCGTCTCGTAGCCGTGCGAGTAGGTGATTGTCACAATCTGAATCCCTTGCACCCAGCGCCGATTAACCCGGTGCAGAATCCCCCATTGGCCCAGTTTATAATCATCATCCGGCGTCAGGGTCTCGCCATCCTCCACCACCTCGCTCACCTCGATCACCGGCAGCTCCGGCAAAAACAACCGCACCCCACCGGCTGAATCGAGCGTGATTTCCTCATCCTCAACCAGATCCAGGTATTGATTGCAATAGTTGCGGATCGCCGCCGTCGCCTCCGCCAGCGCCCGCTCTACCGAGGCCACCTGCACCGGCTCGCTGATCTCTACCTGCAAGAACGCCTCAACATCCTCGATCGTCGCAAAATCAGCCATTATTCTCCTTTAATGCTTCTCGCGTCGCCCAAATCCACACCGGCGGCTGTGTCTGACCACTGAGTACCGACAACCAGACCCGGCCAAACAACAACGCCGATAATCGCTCCCGCCAGGTTAGCCGCCAGCAGGAGATACATTGATCGCCGTCCGTGTAAACCCGCAGTGGCAAAACTTCATCCTCTTTTCCGGTCGGCGCGTTCAGTGTCATATTGGCAAATTTATGCTCAACCGGTATCATCGCCGCTCTTCTTCCACTGCTCGATAGCCCCTCGTGCCTGCGGGCTAATAAAATCCAACTGTCCAGCAACTCGCAGCGCTGCAAAGGTAACGATCCCCCGCGCTTTGAGTGCTCTGGCCGTCGCCGGCCCCACCCCCGGAATGCTCGTAAAATCCGCCTCCTCTTCCTCCCCCCTTTGGGGGGTTGGGGGGGCCTTATCCCCAGCCGGCTCATGAAACTTATCTTCTGCCGCCGGCCGCATCTTATTCTCCGCCGCCGGCATATTCTTCTCCCCCCCTTGGGGGGCAATATGCCCCGCCGCAATTGCATCCTCGCGGTGCATCTTCACAAATCGCCCCGGCGAAAGCTCCACCCGTACCAGCGGCCCCTTTTGCTGCCGCGTTTTTTGATTAACCACATCAAACGATTTACTACTTAAAACCGCCATGTCTACCCTCCTTTTGTTTACGGAATTGCTCCTTCACCTTTTCCTCATCGCCGGCGTAGCATTTTACGCTCCGCCCAGGCTCCAGCTCAACCATAACCAGCGCCCGGCCCGCCCTGGGCGAGTCTTTCGCCGGCTGCACTACCTGGACGAATTGCCTGGAAGGTATGATCGGTGCCGGTCTCCCCCGCCCTTGCTCCCCAACCAGCCACGAGGTCGGCAGCACGCACAATCTCGGCTTAACCCGGTACAGCGCCCTCAAAAAGGCCAGCCGCTTGTCCACCCCCCCTTCGGGGAGGTCAGGGGGGGCACACTCCCGCACCCAGCTCTCCACCAGCGCCTCCCCCGCCTCATTCCGCCGCACAAACAGCAGCTCCGTCGCGTGCAAGAGCACCCGAATATCCCGCACGATCAGCCGGGTTTCCTCGCGCTCGCCCACCGTGCCTGCACTCTCCGCCGTGGCGTCGTACCGCCATAGGGGGATAAGTGCATCCCATTTATCCAGCAGTCGCCAGGCTGCCGGCAGTAGATCCCAGGGTACCCGCGTCCCCGGCGTCGTGATCAATGTCTTGTCGAAGATGATCCCCGGCGCATCGCCGCGCTGCAAAACAATCTTGTTTCGCTTGGCCCGGCTCTCAATCACATCATCCTGCCCCAGCAGTAAAATACCTCTCATCATTATTTCCTGGGAAATATCCTCTTCTTCTGCTCCTGCCATTGCCGCACCCGCTGCCACGCTATTTCGCCGTCCAGCCGCCCTGCTATTTGTCCGCTCCAGCGCCGCGCCTGGCCCGGATAGTGCATCAGGCCCGCCGGCTCGGTAACCCGTGATGAATACTGCGGAAAATAATTCCATTCATTGCCCAGCACGTAAATCTTGAGCGGCTCGGCATACAGCGCCCGCAGCAGCGCCCCCTGGTCTCGCATGGCGTGCCGCTGCCATTCCTCCCGCCACCGCTCGAAAAACGCCGCCATCCGCTCGCCCCGGCCAAATGACCACACCCCGCCGTTGAGCATCAGCGTGTGCAGTGTTCCCAGCGCCGTCTCCATCTCCACCAGCTCCGACGCCTCGTATTTGTGCCGCGGCAGTTGATCCACATCCTCCCGCATGGGGTCTTTGCAGATAACAAATTCCCAGCCATCCTCGATGAGCTGAAAATAAAATCTAATATCGCCGATCACCTCCGTGTCGGCGTCCAGGTATAGCACCGTCTCCCACTCCGGCGGCGTCAGCTCGTAGGCCATCAATTTTGCCAGACGCCCGCCGATATCGCTGTCCGGCTGTGGCGAAAAATAATCTTCGGTCCCCAGCGGCCCTGCCCCGCAAAACATCAGCGGAATCTCCGGCAAATGCCGCCGGATAGACCGCACCAGCCGCTCCGCGCAGTTCCGCGCCGGCTCCCCAAACGCCACGCAATATATGCCCCGCCGCGAGCCGGTTAAATCGTCCACACTTCCCCCTCCCGCCGTATCCAGCCCAGCATTCCCACGCCGCCCGTGCCGATCACCTTCACGTCGGCCGATCGCTGGCGGGCCTGCAAATCGTTCAGGGCCTGGAAACTGCCCGCACTCGGCCGGGCGCTTTCCTCCGCT